ATCCGGCTCGCAAATAAGTTGTCGACCCTACATCGCGCAGTGCAGACATTCCGTTATCCATGTCATGCACCAATCGCTGGTGCTGCTGCGAAGCATACACCTTGTCTGGGATACCGCGTGACGCTTCCTTTGCTAGACGACGGGTAGCTTTGGCGCGTTTGGCGTTCATGAATTACCCACCGTTTATTTCTGTGTATCGGTCTTGCCACGGTATCTTCGACACATCTTCTTCAGTCTCTCCGAGCAGAATTGTGCCTCTGATATTCACCAACGCATACGTCTTGTCACCCTCGAATGATTTTTGACCGCGAGTGATGGTCAATGGTTTGCGCAAGTAAATCATTCTGCCTGCATATGGCTTTAGGAAGTTAGCAACAATTTGAACAGCTTCCAACACATTGGCATCCGTGTCTTCAAGGTGTTGATCTGCGAATGCGCCGAAGTGAAGTAGTTCTCCATTCGCCGATCTCGTTGTATTGATAGTGATCATCTTTTCATCTCTGTATTGTTGGCGCGGCTGCTGCTGCGTGAATGTCCTCTTGCCGCTGGAAGGATTCATTCTGACCTGCTGAATACAAGCGCGAGATGTACTTCAACAAGTCACTAAATCCTACACCCTGTTCCTGTGCGGCCGCAGCAAATTTCTCTGGATGAATATCCGCCGTGGTCGCATGCGCGTTCTTGCGCAGAAACTGACGTGCCTTGCGGACTGACTTACGATTGAGCATCGTGCATCACTTCTTTGGTTTGGGTTTATTGGCTGCTTTGGCTGCGGCTTTGACCTTGATATCTGCGTGCTTTGCAGCGGAACTCACCTTGATCTTGGCTTGCAGTGCGCTCGAATGTAGCTTTACGTCCTCGGCTGCGCTCTTACGGATCATGTCAGCGGCTGAACTTTGATCCTTACGCTGTTCGTCCAGCTTCGCAGCCGTGTGATCGCGTGCAGCCTTCGTCACGAAACCAGCAGTCTCTCGCTGAACCTTAGCGCGTGCCAAATCGTCTTCACGGGCTGCTTTCGCTTGTGCCAACTTATCTTCGCGGCTGATCTTGGCACCTGTTTCCTGCTGCATGGCTTGCACTTTGGCTTGCGACGCACTGAGGATGTCTTGTGCCTTCTGAGCTTCGGCTTGTTGCTGCTGGCTCATTGGTGGCGCCGGTAATGCATTGAGCACGGCATGCGTGATCATCACTTCGATATCCGGTGTCAATTCAGCCGGTGAACCATCGGGATTCTGTGGTGGGCGTGGAATCTTGGCCTGAGTGAATGCCTGCTGAGTATACAGCATGGCGATGTGTTCCTGAATGTGCGCCTGAAAGGCTGGATAGACCTGCTGTTGGAACTGTTGCGGATCCATGCTGCCTTCCGCGTACTGCATCCCGTTCTTGTGGATCTGGATATGTGCGGCGTGATCCTGTGTATCGAATGCTTGGGCAGCGTGTCCTTGAATCAGGTTGGCATTCTCCGTGATGGGATCTTGCAACACAGGGGCTTGATCGTCGTCCGGCTGAATGTCTTCCCGATCCGGGGTACGCAATGCCTTCAGCATCATCTTGTGCGCCGCAACACGTTTGCTGCGACTGTACAGATCCGGTGCCTGTGCCTGCAGTTGCAACACGGCCTGACAGATCGCGATGCGCTGAGTGGAGCTGTAGATGTTGGGATCCGACACCGGCACCACATCGATTCCGTCGGCGAAGTCTTCGGCCATGATCTCTTGCGGTACGCCATTCATCTGGTACGGATAGCGTTCCGGCAAGAAATCTCGAATGGCTTGCGTGAGGATCTGTAAATCGTGCTTTAACGAGTCGTGCAGCCGTTTGTGAATGGCTGACTGAGGTTTGTTGGCTTGCTCGATCAACGCAAGCGTAGTGCCCACAGGAGCGTTCTGGCTCGATTGATCACCTACCGCGACGTCTGTGGTACCCGCGAAACGTCGACCCGTGTCGACCAATATTTGCATCACATTCGACAATGCAGTACTCGGTTCCTTGAAGGGTGGGGTGTAGAACATCTTGGCGAGATCTTCCATGCCCATTTCGACATCTACCCATCGACCATGCTCAAGAACAGTTTCCCCGCCTTTGGCATTACCCACGCGTGCCTTGAATCCACCTTGGAAGTTGGCAGCGAATGCGGAATCCAGTTGTGCATTGAGTGCGCCACTGGTAGCAAGCTGCAATCCACCGATGACGTGCACAAGGCCGGCACCGTAGAAACCCATGCCAGGTAGGAACTTGTAACGCGTCCACGTGACACGCTTCATGAACATCGGGTCGTTTTGCACCCAGTTACGACGCACAGCGAGCACTTCAGTGCTATTTTTTTCCACTAACACCACGTACGAGCGCCATGAGGGTGTATTTTCATCGGCGACAGGTTCACCATCTTTGTTTTTAGTGTAGCCAATCTCATCTTCTTCCAGATTCAAATCGAGCGTGCATTCCAGCATCTCGTAATTCTCGTCATCCTCGTGGTGCGACGGCACGCGCTGATCAGCCAAGTCGCTGGTCTTGGAGTTCTCAGCCTGCCCAGGATGGGGCGCCATCAGCATCACATCGCTTGCCAGCATGCCAATCTCTTGACCACGCCGGACATCACTACCGCCCATGGTGAACTGATAGGTGTACCGCGGCATCGTTTCTAAGTCTTGGCCGTGATAGTTCGCGATGAAGTCAACTGCTTTGACGTAGCGCACTTCTGGCAATCCTGTCGCCCAGTTCTGCCCGCACTTGCGGAAGGCTGTACCGCCCATGGGTAGGTAGAACAGCATTTGATCGAAGTCAGCGAAGTAACCCTTGTCCTGCTGAGTGCAATAGTAATTCACGTATCGCTGTACACGATCGCGACGGTCTTCGAGATCTTTGGTTGACTCTCCGGCGAGTACACACTTGGCTGGTCCTTCCGGTGGGAACAGCTCTGTGATGGCACGTGCTTGGAACTGCACAAGTGCTTCCGCTAACAGTGGATGAGTAACTTTGTGCACACCCGGAGCATTAGGTGATTCTTCCGGCATATCCTTGAGCCCGAGCATTTCCAATCCCTTCTTTTCGCGATACAGCCAATCTTTGCGACTGGTTTCATCGACACTAATGTACTCGATGATCTTGCGTGCAAGCTGCATGCGTGAATTTCTATCCATCTTCTCAGCTAAGTTTTCATCGAAGTCCCCTACTTGTGGGATGCGGGGAGTTAGCCGCACTTCATTCATGTCTTCAACGATGATTTCACCATGTCCATTGGCGTCTAAGTTCCTGATGATACGGTGTTTACCGTTCGCGGCACTGTCTGCCTGCTGCTTTTTCGGCTTGATGGACACCAGCATCTGCGCAACCTCGCTTCAAATTGAAGGTTATGTGCCAATCAATTTTGGCACGCGCATCACATGCTTTTTAGGGGTTTGAGTCAATCAGTTAGTGACTGCCACAAATGACAGGTATAAAAAAGCAGCTACACCGATGAAGATGGAGCTGCTAAATAGCACAGTGCAAGAGGACGCAGTGTAGGTGAGTTTACTACTTGTTCTTGGTAAGCCAAGTTCTTTCGAGATCTTCGATGTTGTTAATCACGATATCAATGTCGCGCATAGGCATCTTTGAGGTGTGAGCTATCAGTACGATGATTGCCTTACGAGTCAGTCCGCTACTCAATGCCTTTCTCACGCTTTTGCTGATATCCACGATGGCTTGCGCCAGCACGGGTGTCTCAATGATGTTTTCCGGATCTTGTTGAATCACAGGTACTTTGGTTTTTCTACTCATTTTGATTCCTCTATCTTGCCGCCAACTATAAAGCCGTTGTGAGAGATGTCGATTCTGCTAGACGCATTGCATACTGATGAATACGGCACTCAGCAGCATAGACAATGGGAGCGAATAACCTAACTGTTTCAAGGTCTGAAATATATTCGCACTCGAGGCAATGATTTTCCCATGTGACGCCATGCGAGCATTTATCGGGAATCATAGCTTCCTCCGATGATAAATTTATCTGTGATGTCGATCCAATGCGTAGCATCTTCAGTATCATTAGTATCGAAAAACCATTTATCTGATCGTCTACCATATATCCCATACAGACGCACTGCCTTCTCTTGATTTATGGTGGTTCGGACTCTTCTGTGGGTAGCTCACCTGTTTGTTTGATGGCTTCAAGAGCCTCTCTGATTGTAATGAGAGGCGTTATTCCACTGAGTATTAATGCATATGATGTTCCCATTTTTTCAACCGCATACTCTGACAAGGCTTTGTAGTAGTTACGTTCGGCGTAAGCAAATCCATCGTTATTTCCAAAATCCTCACGCTTCGGTTTCTTTAAAAGAGTCATGTCTGCTCCTTGGTGAGTTGTGCTAATCCGCGCTCGTGGAATTTCCGCTGTATCTCATCAATGAACCGCACGGCACACAAGATATCTTTCCAAAGGCTCCGCGATGATCAATATGTGGGCAAGTCTTACAAGAATTGACCTGAATGAACCTACTCATGATTGCTCCATTTCAAAAAGGTAAGCCGTCGTCTTCAGGATCATCATCATAATCGTTATCAGGTTCCAATTCATCATCCGTGTCGAATTCATTTGCGCTGCTAGGATCTGCTTCAAAGTCCAGCTCTTCAGAATCTTCTTCGTCACCAGGATCACTATCATGCAATGCTTGATGTAGTCGATCTTCCAATTCCATGGGTTCTGGGTAATATCTATCCGTCAGCATATCGTCACCAGCGCATCCAGCGCATGATGATGGGAATCCATCTCCTTCGCCAAGATACTCACCGCACACTTGGCAGAACACACCTTCGAGAATTGCATCAGCTATATCGCCCATGATTTCACCTTTGTTGTAAAACGATCTGGGGTGACCATAGGGAGTTTAACCCGAACCGGGAGAGCCACATTCTCACGTGCTACCGCTACACCATGGCCACGCCACATCGTTTTAGAAACTAGAAAGGGCTGGATGGCAGGATCAGCCTGCATCTACTCGGATATACCTACGCTCTGCTTGAGCTACATCCAGCTTTACTTAAAACCTCACGCTACTAATTGAAGAATCTTACCGCCTTCACGTTCCAGATCCACGCGCTCGTTCTGGTATTGAATGCTGCGAGCGTAAGCCGTCACGCCTGTGGTCGCATCCCAGATCGTTTCAATGGGGCGCTGTTCATCCGACATGTGCGCTGCCTTGATGGCCGTGGCCTGCTTGTTGGTGAAGCGTTTCTTTAGAAAACTATCAAGATCATCGATACGCGCTTCTTTGGCCTTCTCGATCAAGGTCACGATACCGTCTGTCGAGCTGTGACGATAGGCTTCCAAGGCGGGCACGATCTCTTCAAGCCAACGATCTGGTGCGCCTGCCGTGTGACGCAATCGGATCTCTTTGTACTGTTCCGCGCCCCACACAATGCGATTGCTGCAGGTGTAATCAAACAGGAAGGTCGCGATACCAAAACTCTGTGAGCCGACCTCCGAGTTCCAGATGAAGAACCCACGTGACATTTGACCAGGCTTGCCATCCCGACGGCCCGGGATCTCGATCTTGTTCTGCTCATCAGCCAAGAACACGAACATGTCTTGGTCGCTGGCGTAGAGCGTGGTGTTGTCACGCGTGACTTCCACTTGCACACCGAATTCACCGGGTACGCGAAACTCACCGGTCACGCCATCACCAAAGCGATCCACCAAGGCTTGCGTGATGGTCGAGTTCCAAATGCGGCCGTAGTTAGGACCAGTGACGGCAGACAGATGCGGCGTAGCGTCGCTCTTGCGTAACAGCACGCCAATTTCTTCCACGTCACGGCTGTAGCGTAATCCGTAGTTGATGCAATCCGCAGCCAAGGGCGCTGGTAGGTCTCGCAAGTAGCCAGCCGGTGCGCCTGCACGTTGTGCCAATTGGCCGAATGCCCAATGCGACACAGTGACGGGTACGCCGTTTGGCCCTGAAATCACCAGGCCGCGATTGTCGTCTTCCAAGGGCATCGCTTCCAGCATGCGATTGGAGAGCGTGCGACCAATGGAAGTGCGACGGACATTAACACAATGATCATTCAGCGCGATCAATGACAAGAAGCGTTGATCGGTCGGACGGGAGGCCCATTGATGGGATGCTTGGGTCAGAATATTGCTCATGATAAACCTCGATATTGAAAGTACTGGACTCAGTGCCAGCAAACTCACACAGCGTTACACCGTGTTACCGAAGTATGTTACCAAACAACAT